TTACAAGATAATTCAGAGTTCTGTAGTTCAGCAGCCGCGTACTTAAAAGAGTACAGCAAGTAATTCACAAACAATATAGGGTTTAAAATGGAAGATACTTCTGAAAGCACCTTAACAAGCTTTGTTATGGAAAAATGTGATGAGTGGAGAGACCACTTCGATAGCAATTATCGTGATTCATTTGAAGAATACTACAGACTCTGGCGTGGCATCTGGCATAAATCAGATAGTATGCGTGAATCAGAACGCTCACGTCTAGTAACACCTGCACTACAGCAAGCTGTGGAGTCCTCTGTAGCTGAAGTAGAAGAAGCTACGTTTGGTAGAGGTAATTGGTTTGAGATTAGAGATGACTTTCAAGACGAAGAACGCTTAGATATTGAATTTACCAAGAAACAACTACAAGAAGATATGCAGTTTGCTCGAGCACGCTCTAGTATCTCTGAAGTTCTAATCAATGCCGCTGTATATGGTACAGGTATCGGTGAGATTTATCTAAAAGAGATTAAAGAGTTCGTTCCAGCTACAGAGCCTACAGGCGACGGTAGTACTTTAACGGTAGGTGTATATGAGAAAGAGCGTTTCCTAGTTAAAATGCGCCCTGTACTGCCTCAGAACTTCCTAATTGACCCTCTTGCACCATCTATTGAGGATGCTTTAGGCTGTGCTACTGATATGTTTGTTCCTTATCATCAAGTTAAGCAAGATATGGAGTCTGGTATCTACCGTAAAGTAGATGTAGGTACTGTAGAGTCTGATTCAGAGCTTGAGCCAGACCAAGAATTAACATACCAGAACTCAGATAGAGTACGATTAACTAAATACTACGGCTTAGTCCCTAAAGACCTATTCAAAATTGCATTAGATATGATGGATAGTGCAGATATGGATGAAGACGAGCAGATGCTAGAGGATTTAGCGGTAAATAAAGACGTTAAAGATGATGGTTCATACGTTGAAGCTATTGTTATTATTGCTAATGGTGATACACTACTTAAAGTAGAAGCTAATCCGTACATGCAGAATGATAGACCTATCGTAGCCTTTCAATGGGATACTGTACCTAGTAAGTTCTGGGGACGAGGTGTTTGTGAGAAAGGATATAACCCTCAGAAGGCTCTGGATACCGAAATGAGGGCACGAATTGATGCACTAGCCCTAACCATACATCCTATGATGGCTATAGACGCTACACGGATGCCTAGGGGCGCTAAACCACAGATAAGAGCTGGTCAAACAATCTTAACTAATGGTAATCCATCTGAGATACTACAACCATTTAACTTTGGTTCACTAAATCAGATTACATTTGCTCAAGGTCAAGCATTACAAGATATGGTTCAACAAGCTACAGGTGCTGTAGACAGTGCAGGTATGCAGAATGTTATGAGTGGAGACGCTAAAGTAGGTGCAGTGTCTATGTCATTAGGTGCTATCATCAAACGACATAAACGTACATTACTTAACTTCCAAGATAACTTCTTAATGCCATTTGTGTCTAAAGCGGCTTGTCGTTATATGCAGTATAATCCAGAACTATATAAAGCTCAAGACCACAAGTTTGTAGTTACAGGTTCATTAGGTATAGTAGCTAGAGAATATGAAGTAACACAGTTAGTACAATTATTACAAACTATGTCTCCCGACTCTCCTGCATACTCTGCATTACTATCTAGTATCGTAGACCAGATGAATCTAAGTAATCGTGAAGAATTACTAGCATTACTTAAACAAGCTAATGAGCCTAATCCAGAAGCTGAGAAACAGAAACAAGCAGAACAACAAATGCAAATGGGAATCTTACAAGCTACTCTACAGAAACTACAAGCAGAGACTATGGAGATTCAAAGCCGCTTCCAACAAAACCAAGTGGAGACTCAACTATTACCAATAGAAGAAGAAACACGCCGTATCTCGGCACTTGCACAGCACTCTACAGTTGATGAGTTTGAACAGTTGATTAAGATTGCTCAATTAGAGTTACAGAATAAACAGCTAGACATACAACAAATGGATATTGCTTCTAATGAGAATATCGCAACCCTTCAGATGACAAACAGGAAACAACCGAAATGATTACAGCAAGCGATTTAAATAAAGTCCTAGAAGATGTAAATATTATTCTAGAGAAACTAGATAGTCGTATTAAAACTTTAGAGGGTCAAGTAGCAATCCTAGAGATGCCGACATTTCCTAAGCAAATAGGTACAACAATTTCTACTACTGCAAAGGGTACTTTAGATAAAGCAAAATAAGTTAAATAAAGCTTGACTTTTACGCAAAAGTGTGCTATAATACCTAGCATAACTACATAACACATTTAGACACAAAAGTCAAGAACTAATTAGCAATACAGGAAAGTTTCGGTACTGAGAGCCTGTATCTCTTTGAAGTACCGGTTACGTCAACACCTTTATTGGAGAATGTATGACAAAAGAAGACCAAAAGTATTACGAGGACTACTTCGACTTATTCGCTACAGCGGGCTGGAAACAGTTTGTAGGTGAAGTAGAAGAAAGTATATCTCGTTTTACATTTGATATTGTTGAGAGTGAAAAAGACCTATTCCTTGCAAAAGGACAGTTACTCATTCTTAATAATACAAAGAACTTTGAGACTATGATTCGTAATAATTATGACTCTGTAACTACAGAAGAAACAGATGATTAGAGTTTATGATTTCCTATGTCTCACTGACCACATGTTTGAGCTGTTCGTCTCTGAAGAAATAGAGGAAGCGACCTGCCCAGAATGCGGAACTAAAGCTAGACGGATAATCTCTGGTGGTAACTTTAAGTTGGATGCGATGTCGGGTGATTACCCTACTGCAACGGCGAAATGGGCAAAGCATCACGAGAGAGCCGCTAATGGCAAAAACTAATCCACAATACTGCAAAGTACGGAGTTAATAATGGCTACATTTATAGAACCTGAGAACCTTACTAAACCTGATTTACTAGAAGGTGAAGAATTTAACGAGTTATATACCGAAGACTCTACAGACAATGTAGATGAACCTGATGGTAATAGCATTGATAATGACGATGTAACTGATAAGACAGACGAGCTACCTGAGAAATACCGAGGTAAGACTACTGCTGAGATTATTCAGATGCACAAAGAAGCTGAGAAGCTTTTAGGTCGTCATAGTTCAGAAGTTGGAGAGCTTCGCAAGATAGTAGATGATTTTGTTAAGACAAATCTCGACAGTAATACCGCCCAGAATCAGAACGGCAATGTACAACAAGATGAAGAATTAGATTTCTTCGATGACCCTAAACGTGCTGTTGAACAAGCGATTGCTAATAATCCTGCACTTGCTGAGGTAAAGAACCTTAACAAGCAGTTAAAAGAGCAAGCGTTTATGCAACGTATCAATACGGAGTTTCCAGAACATGCAACGCTAGGTGATGACCCAGACTTTGTAGCATGGATACAAGCTTCGAACATACGTGGACAGATGGCGGCTCGTGCAATTAACGAGTATGATTGGGAGTCAGCAGAAGAGCTTTTAAGTACTTGGCGTAGACTAAGTAAAACTAAAGAGAACACTAAAGAAATCCAAAAAGCTGACTTGAAGCAAGAAAGACAAAAAGCTTCTACAGGCTCGGCGGCTGGCTCTGGTGAATCTAAGTCTAGAAAAGTATATAGACGTGCTGATATTATTAACTTAATGAGAACCGACCCTGAACGCTATGCGGCATTATCCGATGAGATAACCAAAGCGTACTCAGAAGGTCGAGTTAAATAACTTTACTTTGGAGTAAAATGAAATGGCTTTAGGAACAAATCATGTAACGAACACAACAGGTGCTAAATTTATCCCTGACTTGTGGTCAGATGAAATCGTAGCGGCTTACAAGAACAGTCTTGTACTCGCAAATCTAGTTAACAAAATGTCTATGAAAGGTAAGAAAGGTGATACATTACATATCCCTAAACCTACTCGTGGCTCTGCATCTGCTAAGGTAGCTGAATCTCAAGTCTCTTTGATTGCGGCAACTGAATCAGAAGTAATTGTTAACGTAAACAAACATTATGAATACTCTCGTTTAATCGAAGATATTACAGATGTACAAGCATTAAGCTCTATGCGTAGATTCTACACAGACGATGCTGGTTATGCACTAGCTAAACAAGTTGATACTGATTTGTTCTTGTTAGGTACAGGCTTCGGTGACGGTACAGTCTCTGCTGGTGCTCCTGCTGGTTGGGTTCATAGTAACTCTTTCTACATTGATGGTGCTAATGGTATTACACCTTTCGTAGAGAATACTGTAGCGGCTACTGACTTATTCACTGACTTAGCATTCCGTCAGTTAATTACACAGTTAGACGACAGCGATACTCCTATGGACAATCGAGCATTGGTAATTCCACCAAGCGTTCGTGAGACTATCATGGGTATTGACCGCTACCAATCTAGCGACTTTGTTAATGAACGTGGTGTTGTTAACGGTAAAATCGGTTCATTGTACGGTGTTGATGTATTTGTATCAACTAACTGTCCAGAAATCGAATCAGCCGCTGAGAACGCAGGTGGTGCAATCAAGGTTCGTGGTGCGATGTTAGTACATAAGGATGCTATGGTGCTCGCAGAGCAACTTGGTGTTCGTTCGCAGTCTCAGTATAAGCAAGAGTATTTAGGTGATTTATTCACTGCTGATACTATCTACGGTACTCAAGTCTTACGTCCTGAGTCTGGTTTAGTTATCGCTGTACCTGCTTAATCTAAGTAGTATTAGGGAGGCTCTTTAGCGAGGGTCTCCCTTCCTTATTTATAAAACACAGAATACTTAGAGGTACTTAAATGTCTATCTATCGCGGTCAAGGTGGCGCTCCTTCAGCTACCGATTCTATCTCACTCAATCAAATAATTCAACTAGAAACAGATGCTGGTATTTCTGCGAGTGCGGCAGAGGCTAGCGCAACTGCGGCAAGCGCAAGTGCTTCTGCGGCTAGTATATCTGAAACAATTTCAGCGTCTAGTGTTCTTTTAACAGCGGCAGACGCACTCTCTACAGCGGCAGATGTGGTTCTTACCCATGCTGATGTAGTCCTAACACATGCAGATGTAGTTCTTACAAACGCAGACGTAGCAACTACAGCGGCTAACTTATTAGCAACAGGCTTAGATGCAGACGCTACTGCGGAGGATGCTATAGCTACAGCGGCTGATGTACTATTAACTAATGCTGATGTAGTGACTACAAACGCCGATGTAGTACTCACACACGCCGATGTATTGCTTACTGCGGCAGATGCACTAGCAACAGCTTCGGATGCCTCTACAGCTAGCACAGCGGCTTCTAACGCGGCTACTTCAGCTAGTAATGCAAGTACTTCAGAGTCTAATGCGTTAGCTTCAGCAGAGGCGGCGGCGGCTAGTGCTTTAACAATTCCTTCCTTCGATAGTTTAGCTGGTCAATCTATTAACTATCCTAGAGTAAATGCAGGCGAAACAGGTATAGAGTTTCGTACTCCTGCTCAAGTTCTGGCAGATATTGGCGCAGAGGCGGCTAATGCTGACATACTAAAAGCCAATGCTTCAGATAATCTATCAGTAGGCTTCACAACAGATATTGAAACACTCGTATCAAACACTATCACGCCTGACCTTACTACTGAATGGCTTAAATACCGTGCAGTAACTGGAACAGTCACTATCAATGAACCTGCTGATGGCGCTTACGGTGGTTGTGTGATTCTACTTAACATCACAGGGGCAGGAACATACACCGTAACGCTCGGTGCAGGTTGTTATCCAGTAGGCACTATCCCTGATTTACTAACTACAATTAAGTATGAGTGTCGTGTTGTTAAACATACAGCATTAATCACAAGTGTTGAGATTGTTGAGGTGGTGGGCGCATGATACCTAATGGATTAATCAGTGGAAGGAATCGTGGTGTAGCTTACGACGTACCTAATAGTGGTGCGTTTGCGGCAGAGCAGAGTGATTACTTAAGTAAAACATTGACTACAGGCGCAACAATAACTATCTCAGTATTATTGAAGAGGTCTAACCTCGGCGCGGTTATGGGTATAGTTGAGGGGGCTTTACAATTTAATGCAAACGATACCATAACTGCTTTTGGGCTGACAACTACCGCTGTATTTCGTGATGTAGCTAATTTTTATCATATCTGTGTAAGTAATAACGGTCTAGAGGTTAATGGTGTGTATCTTGGTGCAGTTACTACATCTGCCTTAACTAACCCCGATATAGGCAGGACAGGAACAAGTTATTTTAGTGGGTATATATCAGAAATTCATCTTGTAGAGTCATTAAAAGATAGCGCAGACTTCGCAAAAACAGACCCAATAACAGGTCAATGGGTAGCTAAAGCCTACGCAGGTACTTACGGTACTAACGGTTTCTATCTGAACTTCCAGAACGGTGCAAGTCTAGGTGAGGATTCAAGTGGTAACGGTAATGACTTTACTAACTCAGGCGTAACGCAATCAACTGATACTCCTACTGATAATCATTGTATTTGTAATCTATTGGACGCATCTAACTCAAACATTGCTTTTACTAGAGCTGGTACAAGGTACACATTTTCAACTTCATCTGGGGGTAAAACAAGAGGCACTATGGCAGTGTCTTCTGGTAAGTATTACTTTGAGCAAATACCTACACTAAATTTTGATGAATATCGAGTAGCTGGGGTAGCCAACTCTGAACTAAGTATAAACGCTGTAGCAACAGGTGGTTCAGCCACTATATTCAGAACCGGCACTAAACTAATTAATAATGTGCAAACCGCATACACTTCTAGTTTTAACAATGGTGACATCGTAGGATTGGCGCTTAATGTTGACGACTTAGAGATGGAATATTATGTAAATAACGTGGCACAAGGGGTTATAGACATAAGTTCTGTGGCTACTAGTTTTGCAATATATTGTCCAAATAGCGGGGCGCTGGGCGGTACAGTTGAGCTGTTTATACCTGAATCCTCATGGACATACACGCCACCAACAGGTTTTCTAGCACTATCATCTAAGAACCTACCTGCAATAGCTACACCTTATAATGTGTTTGTTAGTGCTGGAACAGAGAACGACTATTCACAAGGTACATATACTGGTAATGGCTCTGCAAATGGTACATTCATTTATCTAGGGTATAAGCCAACGCATTTCGTAGTAAATAATACAACGGTTTACACGCACCCATCTGCGGTAATTGACTTTTTAAGTAATGGCGTTAAGTTCCGTTCAACAACAAATAATACTAGTGCGGTATCTTATGCTTGGGAAGCGTGGGTTGACCAAGACCTTAAATATGGTAGAGGGGTTACAAACTAATGCAACAATATCAAGATATAAAAGGTGTTACGGGATTCAAAACACTACGTGGCGCTTCTGGTAGGACTTACGGCAATACTAGTCTGCTCACTGCTAGTCAAATAGCTGAAATGCTGGCAGATGGTATAGCTGAGTGGACACCTCCTGACAGACCTATACCAACAGATGCTTTTTTATTAGAGCAGGCTAAGCTAGTAAAAGGCGCAGAAATACAACGTGGCTACGACTATGCTAATGCCTTACCAATCGACTATATGGCTACAACCTTTCAAGCCGATAAAGAAAGTCAAGATTTAGTGGTATCGGTATTAAGTGCGGGTGCTGTACCTGAAGGTTTCTACTGGCTAGACGCTTTAAACAATAAAGTAACAATGACTTATGCAGATTTGCAAGGCTTAAGCCAGACATTGCTTATGCGAGGACAGATTAACTTTGCTACTCGACTAGCCTTAAAGACGGCTAACAAAGCGGCTACAACCGTTGTAGAAGTAGAAGCTGTTACATTGCCTACCTCTTGGATGCAACCAGAAGAGGAGTTCGTTTAATGTATTGGCTTAATAGATTAAGAGGTACGCACTCTTGGGGGGCTAAAATTATAGCCATATTCTTGGGTGTAGTCTTTGGGCTAATTACTTGGAATCCTTACATCGGTGTAGCAGTGGCTGTAGGTTATCTCGCTGGTGAGTCTATGGGTTGGGGAGAATGGATTGGTGGCTTAATGCGTAGAATTGCAGACAGTCCTACTATGACTAATCCTAGGCGTGATGGTGACTATAACGGTATTCAATGGATAGCTGAGAAGTTCTCTAAGATTGATACCGATGATTACTTTGTAACCTCTCTTTTCCTACGAGGATTATACTGGTGGTTCTTAACTCTAGTGTCTTTGTACTGGGTACTGAGTCCTTTTTTAGTTACATTTTCAATACTATTTCTTGCTTCTTGGTTTCCTCTTAGTGTTCTAATGGCTGAG